TGCGACCTCACGCTCATCGAAACCATGCCGCTCGGCGAGGTCGCGGACGACCGCAGCGACCATTATATCCCGCTGCACCAGTTCATCGCCCCGCTCCGCGCCGCACACGCCCTCTATCCGATCGACAAGCGCACCGGCGGTCCCGCGCGCTATTTCGCGATCGAGGACAGCCCGGTGACCCTGGGCCTCATCACCCCGCTCAGCGACAATTTCTGCGCGACGTGCAACCGCATCCGCCTGACGGTCGAGGGGCGCGTCTATATGTGCCTGGGACAGGATGACCATGTCGACCTGCGCGCGGCGCTGCGCGAAGGCGGCGACGTCGACGGCTTGATCGACCGCGCCCTCGCTGGCAAACCCCGCGCGCACGACTTTCGCATCGAACGCGAATCCACACCGGCGGTCGCGCGTCATATGAGTGCAACGGGCGGCTGACGCGGCGGCCGCGAGGGGGAACCGGACATCATGTTTCGCAAGATCGCGCTTGTCGCATCGAACGCGCCCGCCGCAATGGAGGCCGAGGCCGAACTGCGCCCGCTCTACGACTTCGTCGACATCGGCGAGGCCGATCTGCTGATCGCGCTCGGCGGCGACGGATTTCTGCTGCACATGCTCCACCAGCTGCTCGACCAGCGCCGCAGCCTGCCCGTATTCGGGATGAACCGCGGCACGATCGGCTTTCTGATGAACGAGTTTCGCGTCGAGGGGCTGCTCGACCGCGTCGCCGCGGCGCGCCCCTATCTGATCCACCCGCTGTCCGGCGACATCGTGACGGTCAGCGGCGAGCGCCACATATTGCCCGCGATCAACGAGATTTCGCTGCTGCGCGAGACGCGCCAGGCCGCCAAGCTGGAGGTGATGATCAACGAGCGGACGATGCTGGAGGAGTTGGCCTGCGACGGCGTGCTCGTCTCGACCCCCGCGGGATCGACCGCCTATAATCTCAGCGCCAACGGCCCGATCCTGCCGCTCGATTCGGCGATGCTGGCGCTCACCCCGATCAGCCCCTTCCGCCCGCGGCGCTGGCGCGGCGCGCTCGTGCCCGAATCGACGAGCATCCGCTTCAACGTGCGCGAAGCGGCCAAACGCCCGGTCAGCGCGGTCGCCGACCAGCGCGAGATCCGCGACGTAAAGACCGTCCTCGTCACCACCGACCGCAGCCGGCCGCTGACCCTGCTGTTCGATCCCGACCAGGGCCTCGACGAACGCATCGCGATGGAACAATTTATCGTTTGAGGGCTTGCAAAATCCGGCAAGCGGCGGCAAAGGAGCGCCTCGCCCGCCACGGCGGGATGTTCCTCGGTAGCTCAGCGGTAGAGCAATCGACTGTTAATCGATTGGTCGCAGGTTCGAATCCTGCCCGGGGAGCCACTTTCTTGTTTCACAAGCTTTCATAGGGTTCCGAAACCCTTGCTTTTACGGGGTTTCCCGAGGCAAGGATGTTTCATGTTGTTTCAAGCAATTGCAGGAAATGCCCCGCCAAGTCGGGGCACCATTCGGGGCACTGAGGGGTGCTCCAGGTGTATTGGTGGGGGCACCGGAATCGGGTCGCCATGGCGCTGACCGACGCCGCCTGCAGAAAGGCGATTCCCGGCGATCGCGATCGCAAGCTTTCCGACAGTGGCAGTCTTTACCTGCTGATCAAGCCCACTGGCACGAAATCGTGGCGGTGGAAGTTTCGTTTCGGCGGGAAGGAGAAGCAGCTGGTGCTCGGCCGCTATCCGGAAATGTCGCTCGCGCAGGCGCGCCTGGCGCGCGACGGCGCCCGCGCCCTGGTCGCCGCGGGCACCGATCCGACGCTCGTCCGGAAACAAGAGAAGGCGAAGGCGCGCGAGGAGCAGCTGCACACCTTCGAGATCACGGCCCGCGCTTGGCACGCCGAGCGCAAGGTGACGCTGGCGCCGCGTTACGCCGATCAAATCCTCGACCGCTTGGAGGCGGACGTGTTTCCGCAGTTCGGAGCGATAGCGATCCGGCAGGTCACCGCGCCGATGGTGCTCGCCGCGATCCGCAAGATCGAGGCGCGGGGAGCGAAGGAAATGGCGCATCGCGTCCGGCTGCACATTTCGGACGTCTTCGTCTGGGCGATCGCCTCGGGACTGGCCGAGGGCGATCCGGCGGCAATCATCCAAAAGGCGCTGAAACCGCGGACGAAGCGGTTGCGTCACGCCCTGGTAAATATCGTCGACGCCCGCGCGCTACTAACCGCCAGCCGCGAGGCGGCGTCGACCTGGTGGGCGACGAAGCTGGCGTCGCAGCTGCTTGCGTTCACGGCCGCGCGGCCGGGCGTCGTGCGGATGGCGGAGCCGGCGGAGTTCGAGGATCTCGACGGCGAGCAGCCGATCTGGCGAATCCCGGCGTCGAAAATGAAGCTGACGCGCGAACGCAAGGAGGACGTGACCTACGAGTTCGTCATTCCGCTGTCCCGGCAAGGGGTGACGATAGCCAAGGCGGCAATCGCGAACAGCCTAAGCCGGCGCTGGCTGTTCCCGGGATATGGCGGCGGCCATCAACCGATCAGCGATTCGACGCTGAGCAAGCATTATCGCGACCTCGGCTACGCGGGCCGGCACGTCCCGCACGGCTGGCGCGCGACCTTCTCGACCATCATGAACGAACTCGCGGCCGAAGAGGAACGCGAAAAAGATCGGGAGATCATCGACATGATGCTCGCGCACATCAAGGAAGGCGTGGAGCCGGCCTACAATCGCGCCGCCTATATGCCGCGCCGACGCGAGATCGCGCAGGCCTGGGCGGACATGCTGATGCCCGCCTGACCGCGGCGGGAGGCGTCGCATGAACGCCCCCACCCGCAGCCTGGGCGAGATCCTCGGCAACCTTCCCGCCACCAAGTCCCGCCGCACCGGCCAGCCGGTGTGGCGCAACAGCTATTATGTCGGGCAGATCGAGCACCGCATATGGCGACCGCTCAATCGCGGCGACAGGCGCGGTTCGAAGCGCTGGATCGGCGCAATGCTTCAGTGCGCTCGCGAATTTGAAAGGCGCACACGACGAGCTCGACAGCAGCAGAACCCAGGCGTCCGCAACGGCGCGATCGGCGAGATCGGCCTTGCGGTCCTTGAGGTGCTGTATAATCGTTTCGTCGACTATAAGACCGGCCGACTGGATCCGGCGATCACGACGATCGCCGAGGCCGTCGGCCACAGCTATGCGGCCGTTCACACCGCGCTGCGTCGCCTTCGCGACGCCGGCTTCCTTCACTGGTTCCGCCGCAGCGAGCCCATCCAGGACGCAGAAGCGGCTGGCCCCCAGGTACGCCAGGTCAGCAACGCCTATGTCCCGTGGATGCTGCCGCCAATCATCGAACGAATGGTACGGAACCGCCTCGGCAAGGCGCCTACTCCCGACGACGCCGAGTGGGCGGCCGAGCAACGCGCCAAAGAATGGCAGGCCATGCTCGACGAAATGAGCTCGGCCGAATTCCACGCGACGACGTGGACCGGCGACAAGCTTGCCGGAGAAACCCTCGCCCGCATCGCGGCCTTGTTGGACAAGGAGCGCGAATCGTCGAGGACTGTAGAAACCGGGGGAATATAAATATTCCGAATGAGGAGTGCCTTCGGCACGCGCCTATCGATCCGTCACCCCGCCCCTACCGCATGAACTCCTACTCCGACGTTACCGCCGGCCGCACCGTCGTGTCGGCCGGCTGCGCCGGCCTGTGGCTCGGCAGAGGCCGAGAGCAAGGGCCGTGCCAGCCTTCAGGCGCCGCTCCGGCACCATCTGATGCGCGTTGACGGACCGCCGGAAATGGCGCATTCATCGCGAGCTAGGTGGGCCCGCGTGCGTCGTCATTCGGATCTCGGACGGGGCGGCCGCTATCGTCGCCCCGTCCGTCAGCCGACCAGCATCTCGCCCCACCGGTTCATCAGGTCGCGCCGCCGCTGCAGCCGCTCCGCCCGGTTGTACGCCGCCTCGACCTTGTCCTTCGGGCTGTGCGCCAGCGCCGCGTCGATCGCGGCCGACCAGGTCTCGCCCATCTCTTCATTCAAAATCGTCGAGAAGCTCGCCCGCCAGCCGTGCGGAACGTGCCGCCCCGCGAAGCTGGTCCGCCCATAGAGCGCGCGAAGCGTCGCCGCGCCGATCGGCCGCGCGCGATCGCGGCCCGGAAAAACCAGTTTAGATCTGCACGCATGTTTTCGGGCCGCGCGCAGAACCTCGGCCGCCGCCGGCGACAGCGGCACCAGGTGCGCGAAACGATCCTCGTTCTTCTTTGCCCGCGACAATTTCATGCGCGCCGCCGGCACCCGCCAGATCGGCGCGTCGCCATCGAGGTCTTCAACCTCGTCCCATTGCATTCCGCGCACCGCGTCCAGGCGCACCGCCGTGAGCGCGAGCAGCTGCGACGCGCCCAGCACGGCCGGCGCGACCTCGAGCCCGGCGCACTCCTCGAGGAGCTGGCGGCAATCGTCGATCGACACTAGCGCCGGGTGCGGCGTCGCAAGCTTTCCGCCCTTCATCGCGCGGCCGAGCTGGGCCGCGGCGTCCTTCGTCTTATGGCCTTCGGCAATCGCGAAACCGAAGATCGCGGAGAGGCGCTGGCGAAGGCGGCCGGCGCTCTCGAGGCAACCGCGCGCCTCGACGTCGCGGACGAGCTCGAGCAGCTCGTTCGGCTCGATCGACCCGATCGGCCGCGCGCCGATCGCCGGGAAGACATCGCGCACCAGGCTGGCGAGCACGTCTTCGGCATGCGCCGGCGACCAGCGCTCGAGCTGGTGCGCGTGCCAGGCGCGCGCGATCGGTTCGAAGCTGTCGCCGCGATCGGCTTTCTTCCCCGGGTCGACGCCGGCGAGCAGTTGCTGCTTCGCGAGCTCGCGCGCGGCCCGCGCCGCCGGCAAGGCCATGTCGGGCCAGCGGCCGAGGACGAGCAGCTTCTCGCGGCCGCGCCACCGGTACTTGAGCCGCCAGCTCTTCGCGCCCGTCGGCGTGACGAACAGGAACATGCCCCCGCCGTCGGACAGTTTATAGGCGCGCACCTGCGGCGCGGCGGCTTTCACCGCCCCGATCGTCAACATTCTCGTCTCTCCACGAAACCGCGCAAATCCGCCATTCGGCCGGAGTGAGTGTCGCGGATAATCCCTCCCCGCCATTCGGCAGGGCGAACGAAGCTTTTCCACGGCTCTCGGCACACGTCCGGAAGGCCGATACCCCCAGCGATACCCCCATTTTGGGCGCGGCTTTGGCGTCGATATCAACTTGGGGTAGACCCCATGTTGTCTCGGGGTCGACCCCGATCTAGTCAGCCAACCTTACCGGGTTCGGACCCGGCCACGCCTTGGGGCAAGCGTCGCGATTATGCTTCGCGATTCCGCAGTAGGAGCACCGCAACTCGTTTCGGCGTCCCTGCCCGCCATGCGTTCTTGGGCAGTATCCGTCCGGGTGGTTGCGCGATCCGCAATAGCTGCAGCGCATGATCTAATCGGCCGGCGCCGGCGACGTCGCCACGCGAGACTGTTCGAGCGCCCAGGCCTGCAGCGCGAGCAGCTGGTCGGTGTTGTCCTGGGCAGCCTTCAGTCGGGCAGGAAGCTCGTGACAGCCGGTGCCCGCATAAGCTCGGCAGGTGGCGTCGGCGACGCCGGACAGGTCAACGTCGCCGGCACCGCGGGAATCGGCTTCAGCGGCGCTTTCGAGCAGGCGGCGATAGCGAGCATCGGCAGAAGCGCGAGCAATTTGCAGTTCATGCAATTTCCTTTCGGTGATGGAATCGCGCTCGGCCTTCACGCGCGCGACATTGGCGGCGGCTTCCCTCGCGAACTCGAATGCCGCGGCGCGATAATTGGCGATCGTCTGATGATGCGCTGCGCGCTCGGCCGACGCGAGCTGGCGCGCCTCGTCGCGCTGGTCGATCGCGCGATCGAGGCGGCACGACTGGACGCCGGCGGCGATCAGCGCCGCGAAGGCGACGCCGCCGAAAATCTTCGACGTCAGGACGGAAAACGGATTCATGGAGCGATCCCCTGCCCGCACGTCTTGCGATCGATGTTGCCGATCCGGTGGGCCAGCCACCCCTTGTGAAAAGTGCGCAGCCTGGAATTGACGCGGATCAGGCGATCATACTCGGCGCGCTGCTTTGTATCGAGCCGGTCGAGCGTCGCGATGCACGCCGGCACTGAGCCCATTTTCTCCTGCAGCTGGCGATAGGCGCCGACGCTCGCGGGCCCGATGCGCCCGTCGATCTTCAGCTTCGCGCCGCCCAGCTCGTTCATGCTCTGCTGAAACCATCGGCTCGGCCGCGCCGGACCGAAATTGACCGCGCTGTCGACCAGCTCGCCGCCGACGGCCGGATCGGCGTTGACGATCGGCATGAAGCCGGGACCGACAATATAGCGCTTCAGGTATATCTCGTCGGCGCAGATCGTGATCGCGCCGGTGCAGTGCTTCGGGAAATATCGCATGTCGCCGCGATAACCCGCCGCCCGTGCCACCGCCTGCGTCACGCCGAAATTGGTTGGTCCGCCCGGATCGTTGCGGTTGTTCACATAACCGCCCTCATTGGCATAGACGCCCGCGAGGATGACCGCGATCGCGCCGGCGATCGCGCCGCCCTTCTTGACCGCGCCGCCTTTCGGCGCGACCGTCGGCGGGTCAATCGCCGCGCGCTGCATCGCGCATCTCCTCGAGCTTGGGCTGACGGACGGCCGCCGCGATCAGCGCACCGCCGTAAAAGACAATCGACAGGATCATTTGCAACCGCACCGGCACCTGCGCAGCCAGCGGGCCGGGCAGGCTGTTCCACAGCAGCAGCAACAGGTTGGGATCGATCAGGAACAGGCTGTTGACGAACAGGCCGACCGCCATCAGGCGCACCGACCATTTGCGCCAGACTAGGCGCAGGCGGGATTTCAGGGTCATGAACATCCTAGCTTTTCATCATCGCGCCAGCGAGCGCGGCGAGCACGGCGAACGGGACGAGCGCCGTCTTTATGTGGAAGAGAATCAGCAGCAGCAGGACGGCGCCTAGCGCCCGCGTAATCGGCGCCATGTTCCGGCAATCCAGCCCGCCAGCTGGAGAAAGCGCTGCGACTGGCTGATCTGGATCGAGAGCCAGACGATCGACAGGATCGTGGCGATCGTCGGTAACAGGTTCACGATCGACCCCACGACAATGAAATAGGAAAGGACGTCGGCAGCCGACTTGATCTGGTCGACCTGGTGCGAGCTCATTTGTGCCACCTCCCCCAGAAGCAATGCGCGACTTCATGGCCGATCCACTCGGGCCGCCAGTCCTTCGCCGGATCGACGATATGCACCTCGCAGCTCGCCGGGCGGACGATCGACCAACCCATCAGCTCGCGCCCGCCATCGACCTTCGCCGCCGCCGGTGCCTTGGTGCGCAGATCCGCGAGCGAAGGATGCGCGACGATCGTGATCGTCACCTGCGCTCGCTCGAACTCCTTGACGTCGAAGCTGTAGCTGTCGCTGCCCTGTCCGCACCCGGCGAGAGCGAAAGCGAGAATGAAGGCCGCGCGCTTCACGCGGCAGCCTCCAGCGCCGCGATCCGCACCTCCTGCGCGGCGATCAGGAACAGGGCGAGCTGGTCGGGGCGGATGCCGAAGCGCGCGCAAGCTTCGATCCCGGCATCCTCGTCCGCTGGCCACGCATCGTGGCACAGAAAGCCATAGTGGCTGTCGGGTGGGGCGCCTTCGACAACGGGATCTATCAGCCCTTCATCGGCCATGATCGCCCACACCGCCTGCGCGCGGACGCCGACATGGACGCGCGCGGCCTCGCCCTTCTGGGCGACCGAGGCGAGCCAGCGGAATGTGCCGATCTCGGCCGCGATCCGCTTTGCCGCCTGCAATTCAGCAGCCGACAGGCCGGTCGCCAGCCACTCCTTGTCGTCGGCGTCCGATGTCTGGATCGTGCCGTTTCCGGCATAGACGACCGACCAGCGAAAGGATGCAGAGCCGAGCGATTGGCTGTTGTCCGCGCCGGGGCGAAGCGTGCCGCCGGATTCGGCGATCAGCCTGTCGACCAGCGCGCCGCCCGAACGGGTGGCAATCGTCAGCGAACCGCTGTCCGCATCGGAAAGGATCGCCGACAGGCGCGCAGCCACCGTCGGGGTCGAGCCTGCGCGCGCGCCCATCTCGACAAAAACGGCCGCCGCACCGCCCGCCACAACGTCATAGTCGCGGAAAGCGCCAAAAACATTGGCCGACGTGTCCATCGCCTGCAATCGGAACGTCGGCGCATTGGTGCCGATGCCAAATCGCCCATTGGGATCGAGCCGCATCTTTTCGCTGCCGTCCAGACTGAATGTCAGCGAATAGACGCCCGACGTCGTCCCGATGTCGAATGCGCCCGTCGTCACCCTGATGCGACCACCGTGGTCGCTGTCGTCGGTGTTGAACAACCTGACCGAAGTGCCTGCCGGGCCGCGCGCCTCGAAGTCGGACCCGTTCTTCCACAAAAAGCTGCCGCGAGGCGAATAGCCACCAGCCAGCGCGCCGGTGGCGATGACAACCTTGTCTCCCGCCGCTGGCGCGCCAATCAGGCCGAGATTCCATGCATCAATGTCAGGCATTATGGTCTCCTATGCGGGCGGTGCCGGCCACGCGGGCGCGAAGGGGTCGGTTGTGGTGTCGGGCAGGTCGCGCAGCGCCTGACGATAGGGTTGCCATGCGAGACGCACCGCCTCATCGACGTCGGGAAGCTGCGTCCAGTCGCACGCGCGCAGCCGCTCGTCGCGCTCGACGCGAAGGCGTGCCTCGGCCTTGGCGACGCTTGGCACGAACGTCTCGGTCGCGGCCTCCCAGTCGGCGATCTCCGGATAGTCGGCAGGCACCTCCGCTTCGACGACGCGCCGCGTTTCCATCGCGCCGGGGTGCGCCGACAGGATGGCCGCCAACGTTCCGTCGGCGTCGATCACCAGCCAGTTCATGAGATCGACACCGCGAAAGTCGAGCTGCCCATATCGAGCGTCGCAAAGCCGTCCTTCACCCACTCGAGCCGGAACTCGTATGATTTCGCCGACGTGGGTGCCGTCACATTGGCACTGCCGCCGGCCGATCCCGGCGTCAATTCGGGCTCGCTGCCGCCAGTGTTGCTCGCATAGCTGCCGGTGATGTCCGAGCCCGCCTGCGTCCACGATCCGCTGTCGGTGATGTTGCGGTAGAACAGCCGCGCAAGGATGCGGCACGAACCCTCGGTCGCCGCGCCATAGTCCGCCGACATCGACAAGGTGATCGTCGTCGACGGGAAGACGTTGAGCGTGATCGTGCTGCCGCTCGCGACGGCCCACGACGCGCCGGGCGTGCCGAACCCGCTCGTCTGCGCGCGCTGCGCGTCCGCGCCGGCGCGCGTTTTCGCCAGCGTCACGCGCCGCGTCGTCGTCTGACCGGCGTGCGTGATCGAGACCTCGAACGACGCCGCGTCGGCCGTGATGTCGTCTATGCGATAGGCACCGCCGCCAAGATTGGTCACCTGGCAATTGGTCACCGACGCACCGGGCCATGTCACCGTGCCGGTGACGTCGCTCGCACCGAGGCGCGCAGTGAGCTGGACGGTGATCGGCAGAATGCCGCTGTTCGGGACGCCGATCGAATTGCACGGGATCACGACGCTCGCGGGCGCCGCCGCAAGGTCGAGCGCGTCTGCGCCCGCAGGCCCATCGTGCCGAATCGGCGTCGACCAGCTCTCTCCCGCCACCAGCGTCCCGTCCAGTTCCTGCTTCACCTTCGACATCCACAAGGGATCGCTGCCCGCTGGCGGATCGTCATACCAGCCCGCCGGGATGCCGTTGCCGCTCGGTGCCGCGGGCGCCGCCGCAGCGCGCTGCCACACGAACTCGACCAGCTTGCCGTCGGTCCCGTCGATGCCGTCGACGCCATTGGTGCCGGGGTCTCCCTGCGGGCCGGGAAGGCCCTGAATCGCCGCCTGAAGGACAGCGACCTTGTTCGCTGCGTCGCCCCAAAGTCCGGTGATCGTCGCCGCCGACGCCTCGGTATCCTGCGTCGTGTCGTTCCATGCGGGCGACAGGCCGGTCAGATGGGCGTTCAGCGCGTTGACCGCATTCGTCGCGTTCGTGCGCTCGGCCGCCGCGACGCCCAGCGCCGCCGCCTTCGCATCGAGCGCGACATGATTTTCGATCATCGCCTTGTGCGACAGGACAAGGCCCGATTTCTCGCCCGCCGTCAGCCAGCCGTCAGACGCGATCCGCGCAACCTCGGCGGTCACCGCCGCTGCTGCCGCCAGCGCGTCGTCGATCCCGTCGCGCACCGGCTGCGACGGGTTCGGCGTCCATGTCATCGTCAGCAGATTGCCCGCGACCATGATCCGGTCGGCGCCTACCGACAGGTGAATGTCCTCGCGCCGCTGCCAGTATCGCCCGGCGCTGTCCTGCCACGTATCGCCGCCGGTGCTTTCCTCGATGCTCGGCGCCGCCGCCTGCACGAAAATCTTGCCGCGATTGAGCGGCGGGGACAGGATGCTCCACCACGCATTCGACGTTTCGGGCCACGTCGGCGGAGCGTTGCCGCTGCTCGCCGCCGTGTTCACATATTCCCACGTCGACCCATCCGGCACGCGAACGGTCATCCCTTCGCTATAGGTCGCGTCGGCGTCATATTCGGCGGTGCGCGCGCCCTGGTCGAGTTGCGCCGCCCAGCGCAGATTGTCGCGTTCCTCGACCGTCTGCTTCAGCGCCGGGGTCGGCGGCGGGGTCGCGGTGCGGCCCAGCGCGAAATCATGCTTGCCGGGCGTCTCGCCGATCAGCGTCAGCGTCACGATCATCCGCGCCGGATCGAAGCTCCGCGTCAGGATGACGGCATCGGTGTCCAGCCCCAGCTCAGGCAGGTCGAGGTGCAGGCACTCTCCGGGGCGATATTTGCGCAGGCGCGGCAGGCACGGCAGCGTGATCGGCTGCAACTCGCGGCTGTCGAGCATCTTATAGGCCGCCAGCTGTGCCGCCTGATCGCCGTCCTTCACCAGATTGAAAGGCCACTCGACCTTCTTTTCCTCGCCGTCCTCGGTGACATATTCGGCGATGGTCACCGCCTCGGCATCGGCGATCAGCTGCCATTCGTGCTCGGGCGAGATATATTTGGGGACGACCGTATTGAGCCGGTCGCGCCAGCTTGCCATCGCGGTGACGCTGTAATTCTCGTCGGCGATGTCGGCGTCGGTGATCGTGTCAAGCGCGACGCGCGGCGCAGAATAATGCCAGCTTATCAGTCCGTTCGCGAATACCGGCACGCCGCCGCCTGCCGCGCAAATCTCGCGCAGATTCTCCCATCGGTTGCCGGGTTCGTAAACCGGGCCGAAGATCGTCCAGCCGTTCGCATCGCAGACATTGGCCCAGCCCGCGATGCCGACCCAGTCGATGCCGGTTGCGGGCATCCCGATGCCCATGACCCGCTTGCCGTTCTGGTATCGGCCATAGGTATAGGTGCCCGCGTGCAGCGCAGCGTTCTGGGTCCACTCATAGGTGGACTCGACGCCCAGCCGGTGCGCGCCCGATCCGCCGGGAAATGTGCTGTCCTTGCGCGGGTCATAGGCCTTGACCCATTGCCCATAGGCGCCAAGGCGCGGCACGCCAGACGCGAATACCTTTCCGTCCTTGTCGAACTTCAGGTTCCATGCGATCGCCGCCTGTCCCGACAACTTCGACGAACTGCCCCAGCCCGGCGCGCCAGCAAAGTGCGGCGTCAGCGCCGATGCTTCGGGGCACGCGCCAAGCTGTGTCGCGGTGTAGAGAAAGCCGCTGTAATAGCTGCCGATCGCGCCCAGCTCGACGCGCGGGCTGATGCTCTGGACCGGCCCGCCGTGCGAATAGACGGTGACCATCAAACGATAAGGGTTCGGCACCTTTTTCAGCGTCGCGCCATAACCGACATCGTGGCGGAGCACGCCGGCGAAATAGCCCTCGCCCATCACATAGGGCGACGGCGGATCGACCGCGATCAGGACGTTGGTCACCGAGCCCCGCGCGGGCGGCGGCTTGTAAAGCGCTTGCGCGCCGAGCGTCGCGAAACCAGCGGCAAGACCCGATGCGGTCGCGATCGTTCCCATCGTCGCGGCAAAGGCAGCCGTCCCGATCCCCGCGGTCGCGATCGTGCCCGCGACGAGTGCAACCGCGCCCGCAATCGTGCCGATAACTTTCAGCGCCCTAGACACGCCACGCCCCCGAAACCAGGTCGAACGAGAGGTCCAGAACGACCATCGCGGGCGCATCCTCGCGCCAGCCGATCAGCTTGTGCGGCCCCGCGCAGACGAATATCGCCCCGATCGCGTCCTCGCTCGCCAGCACCGCCAGATCGCCGGGCAGCATTTCCGCAGGCGCGATGCGGAGCAGCCCCGGCTGCGCGTCGAGCATTTCGGTCACATCGGCCCAGCCGCGCTCGGCCAGCGCGCGCCGCGCGCCGACAAGCGAGCGGATGCGCGGCAGCGGCGGCGGGCGGTGGCCCATCCTGACCAGATGGCTGCGCGCCAGATGGACGCACGACACCGCGTTCCGCCAGCTGAAGGCGCGCTTGCCATATTTGCGTTTCGCCGCGTCGAGCGCGCGGGCGCGACGGATGAGGTCAGACATAATCGACGTTCCTGCGATCCGCCCCGCGCCCGCCGCCGCTCGACCCGCCATAGCCGCCATAATAGCCGCCGCTCGTCGATGGCGGCGCCTCGACGCCCCACGCCACCGGCGCGCCCAGCCCGGTGGCATTGTCGTGCCCCGTTTCGCCGGGCCAGATCGACTTGTGAAACGACGGCGACAGGCTGTTGCCGATGTTGCGCTCGAACAGTCGCTCGGCGGTCGAAACGATCGTCATCGCCAGCTCGCGCGTCTCGCGCCCCGCGGTCAGCGACGTCTGGTCGATCTGCCCGTCGAACAGCAGATCGGGCGTCCCGTCGAGCACGCCCGTCGCGCGGTCATATTCGGCCAGCCAGAAACGCACCCGGCTGCGCTGGAAACCCGGCTGCGACAGGTCGGCCGCCGCCGCGGTTCCCGACGGAATCATCGCCATGTCGAGCGCCGGGACTTCGGCCTCGATGCCCTCGCTCAGTTCGTCGATGCTCGCGATCGTGCCGAAGACATCGTCCTTCGACGTGAACAGCTCGGCGCCCCACTGGATGAAGCCGCCGTCGGTCAGCCGGATCGTCGCCGTCGGCAGCTCGATCTTGCAGAGGCCGGTGAGGGCGACCGTCCTCATGCCGCTTCCTCCAGCGTGAAGCCGATGCCCTCGACCAGATTGCCGAGCCGCATCCCCCACGCGACATTTTCGATGAAACCCTGAACCATCGGCGTTGCCGCCAACACCGTCGCCCCGTCGAGCAGCGGCGCGCGGATCGGCGTCTCGATGCTCAGCGTCACATTGCCGGTGCCACCCACGATCGCGCTACCGACGACCTGGTGCAGAAAATAATCGCCGGCCGCGTCGATCAGCGTCAGCCAGTAACCCTCGCCGAACTCATAACCGGCAGTGCAGCCGCGCAGCGGCAGCACCGTGCCCGACGGATAATCGCCGTCGACCACCGGCGCGCCGGGCGAACCCTGCGACACGCCGAGCAGCGGCACCGCCATGCGCAGCCCCTCGCGCTGCGCGCGCACCAGTCGCGACGTAAACGCGCGCGCGACATCGGCCTTCATCAGCGGATAGGTGAAATCGAGCGCCCAGCGGCTGCCGGGCCGATAGATCGTCTGCACGGCAGCGCCGGTCGACGGCCGCGCGTGCAGGTCGAACGAAATCACCCGCGGCGAACAGCTGTTCGGCGCGGGCGTCGATGGCAGGGTGATCATTCAGGCCAGCCGCCGCATCTGCCGCCGCCCCGCGCGCGACGCTGTCACTCGCGCACTGCCGTCCATGATCGCCGGCGAGGCCTCCAGGATCTGCTGCCCGACCTTGAACCGGAACAGGCCGGTGGTATCGACAATCTCGAGAACGTCGCGCCGCCCGGCATCGCGCATCATCGAATTAAGCTCGCTGTTCGTCTTGACCTGCGAACCGCGCGGCATGTTCACCAGCTCGCGCCCGCGCTCGCCGACGATCGCCAGCCCGCCGGGGTGAAAATTGGTGCCGTTGGCATAACCGGGCGTTTTGCGAAGGTTCGTCTGGATCGACTTTCCGAACAGCCCCATGTCGCCCAGCTTCAGGCCGACGCCGATCACCGCCTGCAAAATGTCCAGGAAGCTGCCGCCGCGGAGCGAGCTGGCGAGCCGGTCGAACGCCGACATCATGTCGGTGACCATGTCCTGCATCGATTTGACCACCTGCACTTTCGTGTGCCCGGCCTTGTCGGCAAGCCTTTCCATCGTGTCGGAAAAGCGCTCGTTGACCCGTCGGCTCATCTCCTCGATCGTCTCGCCGCCGGCGGTCAGCTCGATCTTGGTGTGATCCTCACCCGCAAGGGCGCCGATGATATCGCGGTGCAGCCCGGCATATTCGCGGCGCAGTGCATTGACCGCTGCTGCGTGTTGCTCGGCGCTGAGCTTGCCCTCCTTGTGAGCGGAGGCAAGATCAGCCATTTCCTTTTCGAAATTCTGCCTTTTCGCGACCTCCGGAAACAACCGGTCCATGATCGACTGCAGTTCATCGGCCGCTGCCTTCGCCTCCCGTGCGGCCTTGCCGATGCCGCCGACGGCCTTTGCCGCGCGCCCTGCCGCCGCCGATCCTGCATCCAATGCAGGAACATTAATCGTCGGCATGGAAATCTCGCGATTCTGCCGGATGGCCCGATCGAGACCGTCAAGCTGGCCCATTGCCTTTGCGTATTTTTCTTCAGCGGCTTTCAGTTGCGCGTTCGCTGGATCGATTACGCGCCCACGTCGGTAGAGCTCGACCATTGCCGAATCGGTCCCGCCACCCGCTCCGCGGCTGGATTGCGTGGCGGCTTGAATGCGCCGGTTGGATTCAGCCTGGGCAAGTGCAAGTGAGGCGCGAGCGTCTTTCAGCTTTGCAGCTGCCGATTGAAGCGACTGTGCCGCGCGAGCCCTGCTCGCTTGCATTGCCGCAAGCGTCGCGGAACGCTCTTTTCCTTGGCTGGCCACCAGTTCCTCGGTGGCTTTGCGCTCGATTTCGATGGCCGCTTCCGTCCGGATCGACTGCAATTCTTTGGCCCGCGATGCAGCGGTGGCTTCGCGTGTGCGACCCGTCAGCAAGTAATAGGCGGCGGCAAGGGCTGCGATCGCGGCACCAACGCCGGTTGCGATCATCAGTCCGCGCAGCGCGATCGCCAGCACGCGTGATGCCGCCGCCGCCGCCCCGCTTGCCGTGACGGTGGCTGCCAGGCTGGCGCGATACGCCAGCAGCGCCGGCGCAAGGCGCCCTGCGAGCGCCGCGGTCACCGATCCGATCCCGACAAGGACCGGTCCGAACGCCGCAGCCACCGCCGCGGCGATCAGCACGGTCTGCTGCATCTGCGGCGACAGGCTGGCGAACGCCTGCGCCACGCGCACGACCGCGTCGGTGATCGGCGGAATGATCGGCAGCAAAGCTTCGCCGAACGCATCGGCGGCCTGGTTGATCGCGACCGTCGCCTGTCGCCACGGGCTCGCGTCGGCGGCAGCCTTCGCGGCACCGGCGAACTGCCGCTCGACCTCGGCCAGGATGATTCCCTGCGCCTTCGCGACCTGTCCGGTTTCGGCAAAGGCCTTGATCTGCGCCTTCTGCGCCGCGGTGAACTGCACGCCCACGCGCGTCAGCGCGGTGATCCCCTTGATTGGATCGTTGAGCGCCTTGCCCAGCATGATCGCCGCCGCCTGCGGATCGCTGCCCATGCGTTGCGCCATGTCGATCGCCGACTGCTGCGCGCGGTCGAACACCTCGCCCGCGACATTGCCGAACGTCAACAGGTTCGCGGTCACCTTCGTCAGGATCACGTCGGCGTCGACGAGCGAGTTCATCTCGAGCGCGTCGGCGTTCTTCGCCAGCTGCTCGGCCGTGCGGCCCGCGATATTTCCCATCGACGCGATCGCCGCCTCGACCTGCGCGATCGCCGCGCGCTGATCGAGTGCGCCCTTGACCGCGACCCCGGCCATTGCCGCCATCGGCAGCGTGACCGCCATCGACAATTGCTGGCCCGTATTGACCATGCTTTTGCCGATCTTCTCGATCTGTCTCGTCGCCTTTTTCAGATCCTTTTCGGCGACGCTCAGCCCCGATTTGAACTCGCCGCTGTCGAGACCGAGCTTGATGAGCAGGGAGGCGAGCAGGCTGGCCATTGCTACTCCTCCACCACTCTGATCCGGATCGCCCCGCTGCGCGCGGCTGCGTCCTGCAAGGTCGCGAGCATGTTCGCGACGCCGCGCTTCACGGGCGGGCGCGCCCGCGCCAGATAATCGTCACACTTGGGCAGCTTGCCGATGCTTGCGAGCGCGTTCATCTCGGCTGCCATGTGCTGCAGCACGATGCGCTCCTCGATGTCGGACTGGTGGCGCCGCTGGTCGGCACGACACACGGCGGCAAAGCTCGCCGGCGTCTGCCGCCCAAAGCTCGCTTGGTCGCGGCCCGACGCAATCCAGGCGCCGAGCAGCCTCAGCCAGTCGCGGCGGCGGCTCTCCGCACCTTCCGGTTCGGCATCGCCTTCTTGGGAGGGTTTGCGTCGCCCGTGGCCCCTCCCCCATGATCGTTGGAGTCATCGTCACCTTCCGGGGTCGGCAGCGCCTGGACGATCGCCCAGCCAACAATGGCGGTCGCCTCGCCGATGCCGATCGCGGCGCAGATCAACCCGACCTCTTCGGTCGTAATCTCGGGGTGCTCGCCGCGCAGCGCTTCTTCGAGGATCGTACGGATGTCGCCGAACTTGATCGCCTTCGCCGCCGCGATTGCCTTTTCGGGATTGTGCCGGTCGGTCTCGTCCAGGCGGACGAGGAACGGCGCGACGATCTCCATGAACGACTGGTCGTAGATCTCCTCGAGCGCGATCGCCGAGTTGAAGTCGAACCGCGCCGTCCACGTTTTTCCCAGCGCCTTGAAGCGCTTGCAGTCGAGCGTCGTCATCAGGCGGCAGGCGCGATCGACGACGACGCAACCGGCTTCAGCGCGATAGAGAAAGTGCGCTTTTCGGCCTTCGGGTTCATCCGCTTCAGATTATAGAACAGCGCGTCGCCCTCGCAATAATAGGTGAGCGCGCCTTCCTTCAGCACGATGCGGAACGGCAACGCGCCCTCGGCATCGTCGGCCGCCTGCAGGATGCCGTCGGCGGCCGAGTTGATCACATAGTTGCCGGTGATCGTGACCTCGACGCCTTCCTTCAGCGGCTCCTTCTTGAATTCCTTGTAATCGACCGTGTCGAAGTTCGAGGTTTCATAGAGCGCGCGCTCGGAGCCGGTGGGCAGCTCGGGGATGTCGTCGATCTCGGCGACGCGGGCAAGGCCGGCGCCGGTATCGATCCACAGCTGCGAGCCGTGGCCAGTGGTAACGTCGGAAATGGGCATGTCGGTTTCTCCTAACCCTTGTGCCAGAGGATGAAGTCGACGCCGTCGCACTCGACGAAGCCGGTTTCGGTGTCGCCGCCCAGGTCGCGGACCTGGTCGACGTAGCTATTGTCGAACCACACGCCGCCGAACTCGCCGGCGGGAACGAGCGCAGCGATCACCGCCTCGCGCAGCGCGATGGCCTCAGTGCGGGTTCTGGCCAGGCATTTGACCCGCACCCGCGACCAGCGGATGGAATCGGCGCCATCATGCGTTTGCGGACGTTGATCGGTGATCAGCTCGAGCACGATCGCCGGCAGCGGAGCGCCCTGCGGCCGCCGCGTCCAGTCGACGCGCTGTCCGACGAGGATGGACACCGCCGGCGCGCCGAGCAGGCGTCCTGCAATCGCATTTTCCCAGCTCATCCCGCTTTCGCCGCCCTGCGCGCAATCTTCGCCGCCTGTTTCTCGACCGCCGGTCCCAGGCTGGCGACGATCCGGCCCGGCGTCGCGTCCTTCTCGCTATCCCACGCCGGCGTCATGAACGGATTTGCCGGCATGTTCGGCGTGCCGAGCTCCTGGATGAGCGCATTGCCGGCAACGCCGGGGTCGCGGTACGTCCCGCGCCCGGTTTTCCGCTGGATGATCATCGCGGGCTGTTCACTCGGATCGATGCCGATCTCGTACCAAAGGATGCCGTCGCGCATGCGCCCGGCCTTGGCCTTGATCGAATCGGTCAGGTCGAGCTTGTCTTTCGGCGCGAACAGCTTGGCCTTGTCCCGGATCGGCAGCGCGCCGCTCCGCAACGCTTCCATCGCGGCGCGCCGGATAAACTGCCAATCGCCGAGCTCGCGCAAAGCGGCCTCCGCCAGGCGCCCGCCCTCGACCTTGATCGTCATCGTCACGGCGCTTCCTCCGGATCGATCTGCGGAATGTCGGCGACGACAAGCAACTCGATCCCCTCGCGGCGGCCGACCTCGAGCGACGGCGCGACGATCGCGTATCGGTCACCGTCGAACTCGATGGCGTCGGTCGGCAGGATCGACGTAGTCAGCGCATCCCACCGCAGCCAGATCGACATCGGCTGACGCGCGTCCTTCTGAAAATGCTCAACCGTCTCGCGCCCCATCGCGGGTTTCACCGACGCCCAGCGCGCGCCGATCGGGGCAAATTCCCCGGGCACATTCTGCAATCCGTCGTGCGTCGGCGGCCCCTGGCGCAGGATCGTGACGCGCCGATCGAGCTGACCGCCACGGATCAATCCGCTCACAGCCATATCCGGTAATTCGACAACATGCCCTCGACTGTCGCGCTCATCGGGATCTTCGCCGCGACCGTCCCGACGACCGCCGTCTCGCGGAACGCGAAGATGTCGCTCGCATGATACAGCGCCGCGGCGAGCACCGCTGGCGGCGGATCGACATAGCCGACCGTCAGCGTCACGCGGATCGCGCCGGCGATCGCGCGGGCGATCGGCCAGGTCGAACCGAACGATGGACGAATCCCTGTGGCAAGATCCGCGCCCGCCAGTTCGTAGCTCCCGGCGTCGAGCAATTGCTCGGCGCCGGCGACGTCAGCATAATGAATCGAGACGATGTCGGTCACCGGCCCGATCGGCAGGTTCGCCAGATCGGCCCATTCGTCGGCGAGCAGCTCGACGCCTTGCGGCGCGAGGCGGATCGAGCACATCATTTCGATATGGTCGACCGCTGCCGCCGCGAACGCCTCGAGCTGCGCGTCATAATCGTCGCCATCGACGCGCACGAACTCCTTCAATGTCGCGAGCGCGATCGCCGGCGCTGCCGGCGGCGTCACCAATGTCGCCGCCGACCAGCTCATCAGAGCGCGACACCCGATTCGAGGAACTTCACGTCGAGCACCGTGGCGCTCGTCGCGATGCCGACGATCGTCGGATAATCGCCCGTCAGCAGATCCGCGACCGGCGCAATCCCGCCCGGGGTGGCCGAAAGGTAATAGGCGATGCCCGGCGACAGGGCGGCGCCGATCGTGATCGGCCCTTCCGTATGGACCTTAAGCGGCTGTCCTGCCGCCGCGCCGTTGAGCGCGATCCCGCCCGGCGAACGCAAAGCGGCAGCCGCGTCGCAGTCGGCGAGCTTCCAGGTTCCGTCGGTCTCGTCCAGATAGACAACCTGTCCGGCGGTCACGGTCGCGCCTGCGGTGCCGTCGCGCGATTTTCCGCCATTCTCGCGAACGACGTTGGCGGCGGTAATGATCAAATCGGCCATGCTCGATTATCCTTCCTTGGTAGGGGCCTTGGCGGCCGCGGTCTTTCTCGGCGCGCTCTCAACAGCGATCGCAAAACCGGCCTCGATCAAGCGCCCGGCTTCGGCGTCCTCGAACTCGCGCTCGTCACCCGGCGCGAGCGAATAATCGGGACCGCTCAATCCGGTCAGCATCTTCAGCTTCATCGATCATCTCCTTTGCGAGACGGGCGCGCCTGCGTCCGTCGCGAAAAGGGGGAAGGCCTTGCGGCCCTCCCCCGATGCGTTGCGCCAGCGATCAGGCCGCCGCCATGACAAGGTGCTTGACCGCCGTGCTGTCGACCAGGTCGCCGTCGAAGCGGATCAGACCGGCCATGCCGACCTTCGGCCAGAATCGTTCGCGCACCGTGCCGATCAGCGGCGATCCGACCTTGCGCACGACATAGCGGCTGAAATCGCCGAACAGCACCGGCTTCCCGTTCGCCGCGATCGCCGGGACATCGTCGTTGACGCTGTAGGGCTTGCCGAGGATCAGGTCCGGCGCACCGACGCGAACGTCGCCCATCTGCCACAGATAGTTGCCGTCGCCATCCTTCAGCTTGCGGATCGCCGCCAGCGTCGTGTCGGCGAACATCCACCGGCACGACGGGCTGCGGCGATACGCCGCATTGACCGAATGCTGCAGGTCGATCAGCTCGTCCGCCGCGATCGCAGCCGCGGCCGCGGCGGTCTTGCCCAGCGCCGACGCCGTGACGACCCCGTTCGGATCGCCCGCGCCGTCGCCGACCGTCAGCTGGGTGTTCGCCAGGCGGCCGAGCCGCTCGCCAAGCTTGCGCGCGACGAACTGCTCCAGATTGAACGCCGAATCCTGGAGCAGCTCGAACGACAGCTTGAGCCACGGCGTCGCATAAACATATGCGGAGAGCTGCACCTGGCCAAAGACCAGGTCGCCGCTATTGTCGTCGACCAGATCGGCGGCTTCGGCCAACGCCGCCGCGCTGTTCGCGGTGTCGTTGTTGGTCGGGATGTCGAACGGATTGCCCGAGCTGGTCACCATTTCGTCGGTGATGCCGGGATCATACATCGGACCCCAGTCCTTCATGACCTCGACGATCAGCGACGCAAGCGTGGTCGGGACGGTATAACCGCCCGCCGCCGCGCTCCCCGCCGTCTGCGTGCGAACCTCGGCGAAACCGGCGCGCAGGAGCGTCCGCTGCTCGGGGGTCAGCCCGCTGACGTCGCCGCCCTCGCGCAGCATCGCAAAAAAGGCGTCGCGATACTCCACCTGCTGCTGGTCGGCCTCGCGCTGCTCGCCGCCCTCGCCGCCGTCCTGACCGGGAACCTCGATGTTCCCGCCGTTCGGGCGCTGCTGGCGCTGACGCTCTTCCATCGAACGCTCGGCCGCCGCGACGCGCTCTTCGCGCTGGATCTGCTTGTCGAGCTTGTCGAGCTCCGCCATGATCGCGTCGTGGCGCTCCTCCAGCTCGGCCGCGCGGGCGTCGTCGGTGTTCTTGGTGATTTCGTCGAGGGCGGCGCGGGCGTCGGCGACGAGCTTGCCGCGCTTTTCGTACAGTTCCTGCAAGGTCATGATTTTCTCCTGGGCATGAAAAAGCCCCGCAAGGCGGGGCTGGAAGGGCGGTCAGCTTGGGCTGCCGCCGCCTCGGGCGCGGGCCCGGAAAAGGGGTCGATGTCAGATGCCGCGTTCGGCGTGCGCCTGGCGCGCCCGGCGCGCGGCGATCCGGCTCAAGGCGCCGGCCTTGTTGTGGCTGCGCTTTTCGGCGCGCGCAGCCTCCAACGATCGCAGCGCGACCTCGCTGTCGTCATATTGCGGCAGCGCCGAATAGGTGATCTCGTAAAGCTCGGCCTCCTCGATGCGCCGCTTCGGCGGATCGACCGTGTCGTCCCAATGCTGCTTCACCGCGCGGAAGCCGAACGACATCCCTGCGATATCGCCCCGGTCGATCGACACGGCGAGGTCGCGGCCGTCGGTTGTGTCGGGCAGCGCATTCTCGAAGGCCAGGCCCTTGCTGTCCTCGCGAAGCGACAGCGTCCCGGCCTTCATCCGCCCCATGATGCGGCCGAGGTCGTGGCTGTGGATCGCGATCACGTCGCGCTGCTGGAGCGATTTGGCGAAGGCGCCCGGCGCAAACTCCTCGGTCCACAGGTCGAGGATATTGGTCGGGGAATCGAAATTGACCACATATCCGCGTGCCGTCGGCGGCTCGCCTTCATTGACGACGGCGCGGAGTTCGAGGCCATCGGTCAGCGCGCGCTTCTCGCGCCCGTCAGGCGGGGTCGTTGCCGGCATTCGCGGGCTCCTCTTTGTTGACATTTTTCGGCGCCGTCAGCACCGTGCCGAGCGGCACGGTCGCGCCCTGGATATAAAGCCTGGCCCCATGGCCACCCGGATCGGGCGGCCGATCCTCGAGCGCGCGCGCCTCGTCGGGCATAAGCTGTCCGGTCTGGATCGCGCGGGCGAGGCCCTCGACGCGGTCCTTGAATGCGCCGCGCTGCAGGCCATCGAGATTATGCTTCACTCGGCGCCGGCGATCACGCCACCCGAACAGCTTCAGGTTGAGCTCGTCCTCGAACGCCTTCGCCCACTGGCCGATCAGATGCTTGGTCAGCGTCAGATCCTGCTGCTCGGTATTGCTGAAGGTGCCCTTCGACAGATCCTGCAGGAAAACCGGCGGCAACTGATAGACGCGCGCGATCTCCTGAATCTGGAACAGCCGCGCCTCGGTCATCTGGCCCTTGTCGGGGTCGGTGCCCACGGGCTTCAGCGCGTGGCCCGGCGGCATCGGGAAAAATGGCGTTCCCGATTTTTTGGCAAGATCGACCGCCCGTTTGATGTCGGTCGCGGCGCGCTTGAATGCCTCGGCGCCGCTCGGCAGCGGCCCCTCGAGCGCGAGCGGGGGCATCCCGCCGCCGAGGAAAAAGCCGCCGGCGAAATCCGTCATCGCGATCGCCAGCGAGATTGCCTTGTTGCACCGCGCAATCGGGCTGATCGCCGACAGTTGGTCCGGCTTCAGCATGAACGGCGTGTCGATCACGTCGGCCGATGGATATTCACGCCCTTCAAACCGGTAGTATTTTCGGCCGTTCCTTCGCCCGACCGTCGTCTTCTCCGGGTCCATCGGCCAGATCCGTTCGACGCGCGGGCCCGTGCGCTCGATCCAGCTCATCCCGCGGCCGCCGGTGAACACCTGCTGCCAATGATATTGGCGCCAGGCGAAGCTCGACCAGTCCTCGTTCGGCGCGTCGTTGAGCAGGCGCGCCTCGTCGTCGTCCAGCCGCTCGCCGTTGGCGCCGGCGGCAAAGCTGTGGAGCGGAAGCGCCGCGAGCGTGCGCGACAGGAAGGCGACGGCCGCGAGCACCGCCGGCACCTGCAGCGCCGCCGCGATCGAAACGACCGGCAAGGCGCCCTGCGCCTCGAGAACGCCGAACAGCTGCGCCAGCGCCGCCGGATTATCGAGGCCGATCAGCGTCTCGGACCGCGTTTCGATGGACGCATCGCGTCGGCCGAGAAGGTTGCCCCACCAGCCCATCAGTCGCCGTCTTCGTGCATGGAAAACTCCGGATCATCCCACGGCGACGTCGGCGCGGGCGCCTCGTCGCTCTGCATCGACACGCCGATCGCCGCGATCAGCGCGACCGGATTGTCGATCTTGGCTTCTTCGCGCGGCTTGCGCGGATAGACATTGTCCTTGGCGTCGGGCTGGGCCACGACGTTGTTGATCTGCCACTCCATCACCGGGCAGCCGCCGTGTGCGATGCGCTGCGACTTGATGAGGGCGTCGAGTTCCTTCATCGGCTCGCTGAAGTTCAGCACCAGCGGCCGATATTCCAGTACCGGGAATCCCTCTTTCATCATCGTCGTCGCGAGATAGGTCGCCTGGTGCGGGTCGTAGGCGACCTGCTCGAGCTGGAAGCGCCCGCGGATCTGGCGCAGCATTTCCAGTATTTCGTCGTAATCGATGATGTTGCCGTCGGTGACCGACAGCAGATCAAGCGCATCCCACGCCTGATAGGCCGGGATTTCGAGCACCCGGTCGGCAGGGACGAAATAGAATCCCGTTCGAATATATGGGTCGTCGATCGTCGCCTTCGCGCCGAGCGGCAGGAAGAGCAGCTCGAGCGCGGCGATGTCGATCTTCGACGCGAGGTCGAGGCTGGCGACGCAGCGCCGCCCGCGCAGCTGCTCCAGTTCGACCAGCCTGGCGCCGGTCGCCGGCAGGTTCGGATCGACGCAGCGCCGCCAGGCCTCGATATCGAAATATGCGGCTTTAGCAGCAACCCAAAGGTTGAGATGCTTCGTCTTGAAAACGCCCGCTTTTCGCGGCGTCGAAATCGCGTCCCGCTGCCGGGCGAGCAGGAAGTCGGCCGACACCGACACCCCGAAATTGGGGTTCGCCTTGCGAAGCGCCGCCTCGGACTTCCAGTCGTCGCCCTCGTCGATCGTATATTCGACGAAGAATGTTTCGTCGTCGATCGGCGGGCCACCATTATGGCCGATGCCGGCGAGCTTCTCGCGTTCCTCTTGGACGTGCGCGTAACAGGGGCCGGCCAGATTGTCGCCGGCGGTGGTGATCAGCAGCTGCAATGGCTGGTCGCGCGCGCCCATGCCGGTGCGCATCGTGTCGACCTGCCCGTCGTCGGGGTGCTCGTGATACTCGTCGTGGATCGCGCATGACGGGCTTTGACCGTCGCCCGGGTTGCCGATGATCGTTTCGAACTTGCTCTGGTCGTCGACGCGGACCAGCGACCGCGCGTTCACATCGATGCCGAAACGCGCGACCAGCGCCGGCGTCCGCATCGCCATCAGGCGCGCGGGGCCGAAAACCTCCCACGCCTGCTTCTCGTTGGTCGCGCCCGAATAAACCTCGGCGCCGAACTCACCGTCGGCGCAGAGCATATAGAGGCCAATGCCCGCGGCCAGCGCCGACTTACCGTTCTTGCGCGGCACGACGACGGTCAGAACGCGGAACCGGCGCAGCCCGTCGCGCTTGCGAAGCCAGCCAAAGGTGCAGACGAGTATCCAGATCTGCCAAGGCTCGAGCCGCAGCGTCTCTTTCGATCGCGCCCATTTCCCCTTGCTATGCGGCAGCCGCTCGATGAACCGGCAGACACGCGACGCCTTTTCGACGTCGAACCGGTATGGAAATTCCTTCTTCTTCTCACGCTTCAGCTCAGCGAGGAACCGCTTCGCCTGAAGCCGGATCGACTTGCACGCCGGGATCTTGCCGCTCGTTACGTCGCGGGCATAGCCCTTCGCGATCTCGGCATAGGGACGCGCTTCCACATATTACCTCTAGAAATCGTCGAAGGCGCCGGCCTCGGTCTTGTGCCCGCTGGCGATCCGCAGCGCCGCGGCGGGATTGAGCATCAGCTCGGACAGCAGCGACTGCGCATGGCGCATCGCGTCGGACAGCATCGCGGCCTCGGGCCGCGCCCGGACCATGCGGGTGACGACCAGGCGGTTGCCGACCTTCTTCGCGGACTCGGTCGTGAAGGTGTCGCCTTCGGTTTCAAGCACCGCCTGATACCGCTGAATCTGCTCCAGCCGTTGCGCGAGCAGCGCGACATGCTCCGAATAATGGACGCTCGCGCGCTTCTGCTCCTCGAGGATCTTCGCGATCGACGCGAAATGCAGCTGCGCCAGATCGGACAGGTGCAGCGGCGCGATCATCGGCGCGTCGCTCGGGTCGGTGCCGACCGCGATCTCGCGATCCTTGCGCACCGTCCCCGCCAGCGCCTTCAACGCCGGCGCCTTCCGCTTGCGCCCGGCCCCGGGCCGGGGCCCGCCGCTACCCACCGACGCCCTCGATGGAACAAACCCGCAACTTTTTCCCCTTTGAATTCGACCACGTAAAAATTTGATTTGGGCGGCGGTTTCCGGGGGTCGGGGTTGGAGAGATTTACCCTCCCCTCCCCCAGCGCCCGCGAATGCGTTCGGCCTTAGACTTCTCGTCGTGGCACGGGTGACACAGACCTTGCTTGTTGCCTCGGCTGTCGCTGCCGCCCCATGCCAGCGGAACGATATGATCGATCACGTCGGTGCGGACCTGCTTACCTTCCGCCAGGCACTTCCTGCAGAACGGCTCCTCGGCGATGACTTCAGCGCGCTCGCGCATCGCGGCGCGCCCGCGCTTGCGGCGATCCTTGTAGAGCCGCGGCCGCTCCCATGCTTCTCGCTCGCGCCATCCATTGGGACGGAACACGGGCGGACGGCTGGGCATCAGCTGGTCGCGCCGATCGTCCCGCCCTGCTGCACGCGCTTGACGAAGACAGTCTCGCTGCCTTCGACCCGACTGAAGCCGAGCTTTGCCAGATCCTTTGCATGCGCGCCATCGATCGACTTCAGCACCGCGGCGCGATCGATGCTGATCGTGGTGATCACCATCTCGTTCGCCCACGGCTGCTTGGCCAATCGCTCGGTCACCTTGGCGACATCGCCCGCGATGCCGAGCATCGCGCGCGATTTGCGGCTACCGATCTCGCAGCCGCCGAGCGTCATCGACTTGCGCTTGCCGCCAGTGAGCGCCGGACCGGCCTCAAGCCACCATGCCTGCAACCTGGCGACGATCGCGTCGCGCTCGGGCAGGAACGGCGCGATCATAGCGTCGGCCTCGGCGTTCACTTGGGCCAGCTCGGCGCGGCGCGCCTCCTCGACCTTGGCGATCTCGCCGTCGAGCTCGGCAAAACGCTCGAGCAGCTTCGTTGCGGCATTCACCGACCGGGGCGCGCGAACGGCCACCATGATCAATCCTCCACGATCAGTAGCTCGATCACAGCTACAAAGCGCGGCATCGGCTTGTTGAGGCGCCGGTTGAACCCGAGCACCGCATCGGCGACGATGCGTCCCGGCAGCCGGAACTCCAGCTCGCGCATCTGATCGACCAACGCGGTCCCCGCCGCCATCGCCTCGGCGCCGAGATATTCGAAGCAGAGTTCGTCACGGGTGCCGGTGAAATTCGCCGATGCCCATGGCTTGCTATGATGCCAGAGCAGTCGGCCATGACCGTCGGCCAGGCGCATCAGCGCGTCGGCGACGTCGGCATTGGGCTCGACGTCGCCAATCATCGCCGCTCGAGCGCCTTGAAATCGAGGGACGGTGCCCGATCCGCCAACGCCGCCTGCAGCTTGCGCGCTTCGGTCAGCTCGGCGTGAACCTTCCGCAACCAGCGCCGCGTCACGACGCAATCGCGTTCGTCACGATCGGCCTCGCGCTTCAGCGCATCGAGGTCGATCATGCCCACGCGCTCAACCCGCCGCCACGCGGCCGCGGCGAAACGCATCGCGCATCTTCTGCCCGATCATGCTTGCCCGCTCCTCGAGCGCATCGAAATGCGCCGGCGAACGGATGCCGCCACGCACATCGCGCAGCAGCTCGTCGAATTCGGACAGCTGATCGTCGAGCAGCTCGGCGATCGTCGGCTGCGCGGGCGCGGTGATGATGCGAAGAGTGCCGGTCGCCATCTCGCCGTCTCCTCCCGGAATCACACGATTTAATGTGCGCCAGGCCTATAAACGGGTAGCGCCCGCACCTCAGGGACCAGGGGTGCGGGCGCTTTGGGCGCAATTGTTGCGGGGTCGTTTTTGACCGATATGGTGACGAAATGGCAGGGTCGTTTTTGCGTCGCTGCAGAAAAACTCACGCGGGCCGCACGCAAACGCCGGGCAACAGGCTCCGCTCGCGCCCTTCGGTAATCCAGATGATCAGCAGATAATCGCCATGGTCCAGATCGGCGACGACGCCCACGGGGCCGCCACTTTTCAGCCGCACAAAGGATCCGGGGGCCAGCAGGGGGGTATGGTCGCTCGCGCGCCGCTTCACCTCACAGCAGCCCCGCCTGCGCTGCCGCCAGGTCGGCCGCATCGACGGCCTTGCACGCCCGCTGCATTTCATCCGGCCATCGGTCGAGCGCCGCGATCAGCATCGCTTTCGCCGTCGCATTGCGCATCCCGAACCGCCGCGCCGCGACGCTGACGCCCAAATCCTCGGTAATAATCGCCAGCACGACGCCGGGTCGCTTCAGTGCACCGCGCCAGCGCGAATAGGCGATCTCGGCCCGCACCCGCCCCAACGCCTCGAAAAACACCCCGCCGCCGCGGCCCTGGTCGACGCGCGTCTCCAGGCTGACCGTCGCCGGCACAACTTCGCGCACGATCTGCGCATGCACGCGCGCAATCTCGGCCGCGCACGCCAGCTGGTCGGCATCGATCGCGCCTGCCATGTACAGGCGCGCCAGCGCGCCCTGGACGGTGCGCGCGGCGCGTTCGTGCGTTTCGGGGGTGCCTTCGCGCTTGTGGCGCCAGTCGGCGCCCAGATTGGCCTGCGCCTGGCGCAGCTTGCGCTCTTCGCGCGCCTGCGCCGGATGACGGCGCGCATAATCACTGTTGATCTTGTGACGGGCGGCGATCGCCTGCTGCTCACGCGCTTTTTTATCGCGGGCCACCCGGCCCGTCACCCGTCCCGTCATCTGGCGCTCCTTCGTCGGCGTCCTCGGCATAGTCGAGCGCCGCGGGCGGCAGCAGCGTCGCTTTTAGGGCGGTTTCGCCCGATGGATCGACCGTCCAGCCCAGCGCGCGCAGCTGGCGGATCGCCTCGGCCTCGGTTTCGGGCAGCATCAATCCGCGCGTGCCGGGCCGCCGCAGGATCAACCCGTCGCGCGCCAGGCTGCGGATCGCGCGCCGCACCTTGCTGCCATCGATGTCCAGCGCGCGCGCGATCTCGCCCTGGCTCGGGGACTGGCTCCAGCGGCCGATATACTGGCGGATGAAATCGAGGACGAGCAGCCGCTGGCTGACCATCGTCGCGGAAAGCCGCGGCGGCCGAAAGTCGTCGGGTCGCTGATCCATATGAACGCCCTACCCCTGCGGGAAAGAACATAGGGTGAATAGCGCCAAAAACCAACGGTAAAGGCGCATCCCGAATTCTGGCTTTCTGGCTTTCCCGATCGCGCGGCGCTATGGTCGCGCCGGGCTGGGCGAGGGTGACGATGACCGAAGACGAAGCAAAACGGCAGATCAGCCTGCAGGACTATGAAAGCGAAAGCGCCGAGGCGCAGGCGCGCATCCAGTATCAGGTCGATTATTCGAAAACCTTGCTCGGCGGATTGATGGTCGCCAACGGGGGTTCGATCATCGCATTGCTGACCTTCATCGGCAATTCGGGCGACAAGATCGAACCCGCGCGCATGTCATGGGCGTTCGCCTTTTTTGCCGCCGGGCTCGTTTGTGTCTTCCTCGCCTATATTGGCGCCTTCCTCTGCCAGTTCTTCTATTACAATGGCGCTCAGTTCGCGGCCTGGAATGCGCAGCGCGCCGCTCTGGGCGGCGAAGAAGTCTATGACGTCGCGCGGCAGATGAAAATCGGCGCGATCGCGATCTTCGCCGCCATGGCTTTCGCAGTTCTCGGGCTGGCCGCCTTCATTTGCGGCAGCGTCGCGGCGCTGGACGCGCTGACCTGACGCTAATCCGCCGGCACGAAATCCCGCGCGCCGATCGCGCCGTCGCCGGTCAGCGTGACGGCGATCGTCACCCCCGACACGCCGCGGTCGCCCGCGGACACCGTCGCGATCGCCGCCCGCGCGCCCTTGCCTTCGTCGATCAGCGCGCAGCGTAGCCAGCTGTCGCGCGGGATATATCCCAGCGTCGCGCCGTCGCCGTCGACGACGACGATCGCGTCGGCGTCATAAGGATTGCCATTTTCGCGCAGCAGCTGGGCGACGTCGCCCTCGGCCGCGCGGCCGATCGCCGCCTGATAGCTGCGCGCGCCTGCCAGGCGGACCGGATAGGATTTTTCGGGTTTGGGCATCAGCGGCGCCTCGGCCAGACGACGGCGAACCCGCCCGCCAGCAACGCCTCGGACAGATCGGCTTCGCCAACCCGGCACCGCGCGACGATCCGCCCGAACCGGTCGCGCGGCTGGTGGCCCTTGATGCGCGGATCGGCATCGATCGCCCGGCAGTGAACCTTCTGCCCGGCAATCATCCGCCGCAGCGCCGCCGTGGCCTGCGCCGCGCCCGGTGCGCCACGCTCCGGCGCATCGATCCGCGCCAACCGCACGCGGCCGCCCGCGTCGCGGATGTTGGAGCAGCGAAGCGTGTCGCCATCGACGGGGACGGCGGCGAGGCAGAGGAAGGACACGAGAGCCATGGCCGAACATTAGGTGACACGACGGCCAATGGCCAGTCATCACGCGATGGAGGAGCGGTTAATTGCCCCTGCGCAGTTCGCGTATCTCGGCGAGCGCGCGCTGCTTCTCGGGACTGTCTTCCATTCGGCTCCACGTCCGCTCGGCCCGGTCGAGCGCGGCTTTCCCCTCTTCACGCAGCGCGCCGAAACATAATTCTTCATAGTGAGGATAGAAGATGCTGTCGTGATCGGCGATCTGCACAAAGCCACCGTCATAGAAGAACGTCGAAAACCCCGAATAGGCGCCATAGCTGTTCTTGCCATTCACCTCGCCACAAACAAGCTTCTTGCCGGGATAAGCCTTCATGCCCCTGAATTTCGCCGAATCGGGATCTTTCAAAGTCGCCGCGACCGCGGCTTTTGCATCTGCGATCAGTTGTTCCTTAACGGACGGCTCTTTGGCGCAACTGCCGAAAGCCGCCCCCGTCAACGCAACCAGAAACAGCCTTAAATCAGCCATTACAGGCGCATCCCGCGGGCTTGGTGCATCGGCTCGTCGCCGGGATGCAACTATCGCCGCAAGCCTTGCCCTTCTTGCATATTTTGCAGCAGCTCGCCGCCATCGCGGTTCCGCAAAGCGGCGCGTCCCCCGCAATCGGCGCGAGGAGGGCCAGTGCGAGCGCCATCGCGATCTTGCTCATGGCCCTATTCCCCAACCGATTTAGGACAGCTATCGATGCCCGCCTTCGCGAGGGCCGCGCATTCCCAAACTGCGCGATCCAAGCCGGAAATCCGGTTGATGCTATACTGAAATACCTTCGTTTCGACCTCCAGGTCGGTCATCGGCATTGCCGTCGCAGCCATGCTGGGGTCCGTCCAAGCCATGACCTGACAAAATTCGCGCCCACCGCAATGCTCTTTGGCGGATGTTCGCCAATCCGCCGGGTCGCTTTCCGGATCGACGATCATCGCGAACACGCCGTCGCCTCCGATAAACCGGAACTCTGCTGAGGGCTGGTCCGCAACATCACCTTCAGTTGAAGGAAGCGATGCGCCCGCCGATGCTGTCGTAACCGGCTTCTTGTCCTCGCCCTCCGCCGCATCGGGTGGCGAACAGGCTGTAAACGCCAAGAGCACACCCGCGCCGACCGCCAAGAAAATTCCTCTCATACCGCCTCCCCCTTCCCCTTCATCCCCGGCCCCCTGCGAATTTCCGCACCGGCGAATGCAAAGTCGCCGGCGTCGGCGCCGGCGTCGATGGTATGTCCTCATTGTGATCGGCCAGCGAGCGAATCAGTTGACGCACTAAAGCGCGATCGCGCTCGGAAAGACGATTCAGAAGTTCCAAGTCCTCCCTGTCTCGCGATGTAAGTGCTTCATCCGGATGATCGCTCTCAGGGTTATCCGTTTCGCCGGTGAGATATGCCGACGTCGTTTTCAACTCGCGGGCGATCCGGTGCAAATGGACCGAGGAGGCCGACTTCCCGGTGATAAGCCCATTGATTGTGGGCTGCGTTAAACCGACCCGCCGAGCGAGTTCCGCTTGGCTCAAGCCCAGCCGCGCCAACTGGCTGCGAATCCGGTCACCCAGCGACATCATCGGTAACGTCTATAACTTTGCCTATATCGGCGGGATAATGTTCTTCCTATTGACTCGGGATAGAGAGGGCTATAGGCCTTCCAATATGCCCGATTCATCCTCTCCATTGCAGGCTCTCCAGCAGGCGACCAAGGTTGTTGGCGGACAAGCTGCACTCGGTCGGCTCTGCGGCGTCGTGCAGCCCTCGGTTTGGGGCTGGCTGAACAGAATCGGCCGTCTCCCCGCAGAACACGTCCTGAAGGTCGAAGCCGCCACGGGCATTTCGCGCCACGATCTGCGCCCCGATATCTATCCCCGCGACGCCGTGCCCCCCACGGTCCCAGGAAGCGGCATTGCGGGATCCGGCGCGGGAAGGGAATCGCCCCTCTCCTCCCGCGCCGATTCCCCCGTCCCCGATTCGCTGTCGGGCCTGACCCCATGACCGCCCCCGTTTCGCCCGCTGCACCATCGCATCCGTCTAGCGGAGCACCCGACAATCGTCCCTTGCCGTCGGACGATCGTTCGGCAAGCGGCGGGTCCGCTGGTCGTGTGTTGGCGCAGCTCGGCCTCGATCCCGAATGCACGGCGGCGGTGCGTCGGTCCTTCGATTCGCTAACGGCGGCGATTGGCCTTCTTGGCTATCTTCCGGACATCGTCGCCCAGGCCTTTCCGGACGCTGTCGACGAAGCCGTCGGCGACCGAGCCGAGCAGCCCGTCGACGGCGGCGATCCCCTCTTCGTCGTCAGCTGTCGTCTCGCCGCAGGCGGGGCAAGTAAACTGACGGTCCTGCTTAAGCCGACCGAGGTTTACCTCGAACTGATGGCCGCAGTCGCAGCGGACCTCCAGGTTGACGTGGTCCAGGTCCATGGCTGGCCGATCCTTTCTGTTGCTGGTGCAGATGCAACAGTGAGCGAAGCTGCCAATGCACCGGACGCCGGTGGAGCCGCCCCAGCAGGGACGGATCGATGACCAAGTTCCGCCCGCCTCTCACCGTCGGCGACGCCATCATCCGTATCGCCGCGCAGCTCGACGGCGGGTTCCGCGAAATGGCGCAGGTCGCGAACCGCGAGGAGCGGACCGTGCGCAACTGGAGCGATCCCGACACGCCCGAATCCATCCCCGTCGATTGCGCGATCGCGCTCGACCTCGCCTTTGCCGCCGCCGGCGGCACCGGCACCCCGATCTTCGAAGCCTATGGATTTCAGCTCAAGGACGCGGCCGCCGCCCGCTTCGCCGATCAGCAGCAGCTGCTCCGCCTCGCCCAGTCTGTCGCCAAGGAAACCGGCGAGGCCAACACCGCCATCCTCGGCGCCGCCCAGCCCGACGCCAGCGCCGCCGACCGGCGCGCCGCGCTGGAGGAAATCGGCCAGGCCATCGGCGTGCTCAAGGACGCAATCCCGCTGCTCTCGGCACAGATCGCCGACGCCCAGCCGCCCTGATCACCGAACGACCCCCCGCGCGCACGACGACATGGCGCGCGGGCACTTGGGCCGGTCGGGCCTGTTTTCCCTGTTCTCCCCGACCGGCCCCTTTTCGTTTCCCCGCCCGCGCCGATCGCACCCGCTTTCGGCACCGGCCTTTTGCTGCCGTTCGAAAGGTGCCGCGATGATGTGTTTCGTTCCGCCGCTCGACCCTGTCCCCGCCCCCGGCGCCTATATCGATCGCCGCCGCGTCGCCTCCGGCATGACCCGCGAACAGGTCGCCCAGCGCCTCGCCGCACTGCCTTACGCGATCGTCTCCCCGACGCCCGCCGACATCGCGCGCCTTTCCGACCGTATCGCCGCGGCCGAGCTGGAGGGACAGCATTTCACGAAGCCGCAGGCGGCCCTGCTGCGCCAGATCTTCCGCTTCGACGTCGATATCTATCTTCAACTGATCGACCTCGCCGCCGCCGGTCCCGGCTGCGGTCTCCCCGTGCCGCAGCTCTGCACCAGCTGCGCCTGCAGCTGGCACGTCCCCTGCGTCACCGACGCCGGCCCCTGCGCCTGGTCGGACAGCCAGGCGAACCGCTGCACCCATTGCGCCCCCGCGCCCGCGAACGCATCCGCGCCCGAACCGGAGCTCGCGCAATGAGCCTGCTTCCCGAATCGGTCGTCCCCGGCAACCTCCGCGCGTCGATCCGCGCCCAGCTCGCTGCCATCCCCCACGCCAAGGCGAATGAACAGGCCGACCTGATCGCCGATCTCACGGTTCACGCGGTCAAGGAAGCGATCGCAGCGATAGACCGCGTTGCCAGCCGCGGCCCGAACCTCGGCGTCCGCATGGCGGTGCTGTCCGGCGCCGTCTCGTCGACGAAGAGCCTGCTCGACAACGTCGAACAGGCGCTGCGCTCCTACGCGGTCGAGGTCGGCGGCCAGATCTGGTCAGGCACCACGGACATCACGGGAGAGGCAAAATGAGCGACGGCACCGTCAGCGACGACCAGCTACGCCTGTTCATCGAGCGTATCGAGCGGTTCGAGGAAGAGAAAAAGGGCATCGGCGACGATATTCGCGATACTTATAATGAAGCGAAATCGCAGGGTTACGACACAAAGATGATGCGCCAGATCATCCGTCTGCGCAAATTGCCCGTCCACGACCGCAAGGAAATGGAGGCGATCCTCGACGTCTACAAATCCGCGCTGGGGATGGACTGATGGCCCGCCGCCGCCCCGGACGCCTGCAGCGCATCGCCGCCTGGTTCGCTCGCGCCGACAGCGAACCGGCGTCGCGCCGCGACCGGGAAGACTGGGCGCCGGGCGACATGGCGCAGAATGTCGCCGCCTCGTGCTGGTTCGACCTTTCGGGCGCCCCCTCCCCCGGCCCCGCCAAGGGCGACGTGTACCGCGTCGTCGAAGTGCGGCTGACGATCAACCCCCGCTCCGGCGGCTATGACCGCTTTCTCCTGCTCTCGCATTTCGGGGAGCGCCTCTACGTCGCCCGCCATTTCCGGAAAGTCACCCCGCGCGCCGACGCCGCGCGCGCGGCCGATGCTGCGTTTGCCGAAACCCTGCGGCCGACCCCCGCTCCAGCCCTACCCCTTCCGCTTGTCGCTCGCCTGAAAAGGATCCTCTCATGACCAGTCGAACCTTCACCCATGCCGAGCTTCACAAGTCCGAACTCAACGTCCGCACCAATGCCGAGGATGCCGAGGCGACCGCGGCGCTCGAAGCGTCGATCGAGCGCGTCGGGCTGATGCTGCCGCTGCTCGTCCACCCCGCCGGGCTGGACGCGCCGACCCCTTGGGGCGTGCTCGCCGGCGGCCGCCGCCTGCTCGCGATCGGGCGGCTGATCGCGGCGGGCAAGCTCCCCGCCGACTGGCCGATCCCCGCCAGGCTCGTCGATGGCCTGCCCAATGCCGAGATTACCGAAATGTCGCTCGGCGAGAATCTCCTGCGCCGCGACCTTCGGCCTTACGAGGTCCACGCCGCGATCGCCCACGCTTTCGCCCAGGGCGACAGCGTCGAAACCATCGCCGAAAACCTCGGCCAGGAAAGGGACTGGGTCCGCCGCCAGCTGCGCCTCGGCAAGCTCGCCGAGCCGGTCTTCGCGGCCTATGCCGCCGGCGATCTCTCGTTCGAACAGGCGTCGGCCTATGCCGCGACCGAGGACACGGCGCTCCAGCTGTCGGTTTATGAGGCGCTGCGCGGCGAGCACAGCTATCACCACAACGCGGCGCGGATCCGCGCCGCGCTCAAGGTCGGCGATCGCGAGGCCGCGCGCCTGCTGCTCTTCGTCGGTGAAGCCGTCTATGTCGGCGCCGGCGGCATGATCGAGCCCGATCTGTTCGCCGACGGCCGCGACGCGCGCGTCCGCATCACCGACGAACCGCTGCTCCGCCGCCTGGCCGAGGAACGCTTCGCGGTCGAACGCGAGCGCGTCCGCGCGATCGCCAGCCGCCCCGACTTGCGATTCGTCGCGCAGCCGCCGCAATTTTCGGGACGCACCGACCAGGCGCTCGAGATCGCGCTCGACCCAGGCAAGCTTCCCGCACACCGGTTCCCGACCGACGCGATCGTCGCGACGATCGACGTCGACGACCATGGCCATCCGGTCACCCGCCTCTGGTGGGCGAACCGCACCGCCAAGGGCACCGGAGAAAAGCTCGGCGAGCGTGCCGCGGGCACGCCGCCCAACACCGCGGTGATGACGCCAAAGTCGGGCGAGGCTTTCGTCGGGCCCGACAGCGCCTATGCCCAGAACGGCCGCGCGATCGCGCGCGACGAATATGGCCTGACCGCCGACGGGCTGCAGCTTTTCCGCTCGCTTCGCCGCGCGCTGCTCCGCCGCCTGCTGATCGAACAGGGCGGCACCGTCGCGCGCGACTATCTCGTCTGGTCGCAGGCGCGCGCGCTCGTCGGCCACGAACTCCCGGCACAGACCGGCGCTCGCGCGATCGCCGGCGAATGGCACGACGGCGCCGATCGCGCGCCGCCCGGCCTGTTCGAGGGCTATGCCGGCGACGTTCCCGCCGAAAGCGACTGGATTGCCTGGGTCGACATGCTGAAGGCGCAGCCCTTCATGACCGAGAAGGATCCGGCGAAGAGCCTGTCGCTCTTCCTCGAGCTCGACCAGCCGGCAAAGGACAAGAGCGCCGCGATCGTCGCCGGCATGGCGCTGCTGCGCTCGGCCGACACGCCGGGCTGGCGGATCGCCGCGCACGATGTTCTCGCCCACGCCTGCGGCGTCGACGCGAAAACGCTGCGCAGCTGGTGGACGCCGACCGCCAAATGGATCGGCTTGTTCGGTCGCCTCTACCGACTCGGCACCGCACAGCGTTTCGTCGACGCCGCGACGCACACCGGCTTCATCCGCCTCAAGGATCCCGACCTCACCGACGCGACGCTCACCGCGCTCGATCCCGCTAACCACCGTGACCCCGACGCGCGCGACCACGCCGAACGCTGGCTGCCCGATCTGCTCGCCTTCGGCCCCGGTCCTGCGCCCCCGCCCCCGGCACCGGCGGCCGACCCGGCCCGTGAACAGCGCGAAAAGGTCAAGAAACAGCTGAAGGGCCGCGCCAACGCCGCCCGCGTTCGGGAGGCCGTCCAGTGACCGATATTCAGGCTCAAACCCTCGCCGCGATGCTGCTCATCAGCCTCGCCCTGCAGTTCGTCCAGCTGCGCTTCCTCTATCGCATCCGCCGCCGGTTGCGGCGGCGCCTGCCATGACCTGCACCCCGGTCAAGCTCGCCGACGGATCGCGCGCGATCATCTGCTCGGGCCGCCGAGCGCGTCGCCGCTGCTGCGGCTGCGGCAAGCCCGCCGACCTGCTCTGCGACTGGAAGGTCAAGGGCAAGGTGTCGGGAACCTGCGACACGCCGATCTGCTCGCTCTGCACCCACGTCCCGGCCCCCGGCAAGGATCTCTGCCCCACGCACCGCGACCAGTGGCTGGCCCGGCAGGCCGGAAAGGCCGCGGCATGATCCGCGCCTTCTTCCCCGATCTTGGGTCGCCCTGCCCCAAATGCGGCGCCCGCCCCGATCTCGCCTGTTCGCATCGTCCCGTCGACGACCAATGGACGGCCCCCGAACAGCACGACGAAACCGACGGCCGCAAGCTGCAGAAGGATCAGCCGCGCGCATACGGCAACCGCACGATCGTATCGAGCGGCGGTCAGTACCGCATCGCGATCGCGCGCCAGGCCGGGCTGCAGAAGGAGTCGCAGTCGTGATTTTGCCGCCTCCGCCTCCGCCTCCGCCCGGCTGGCTCGATGGTCCCAGGGGTCTGCTCCGCGCGCTCGCGATCATGCTCGCCGGCTGCCTTATCGGCGGCGGCCTCGCTGCCATCCAGAATGTCGCCCAACCCGCCGCGCAAGCGGCGCCAACGTTTCAACCCGAAGGAGAGTGACGATGACCAAGCATGAAGGGGCTACGCCGGCCAGCGGCGCGAGTTTCGATTTTACCTCGATCACCGAAGTCCGGCTCGCGCCCGGCAGTCACAAGACGGCCGAAGAAGGCCTGTGCTTCATGGAAATGGTCGCCTGGTTCGCGGGCGAAAAGCACAGCGACAGTCCCGCCTGCGCCTCCCCGGTGCTCGGCCGATACGGCATCGTTATCAACGACAATGCACCCGACGAGCTGCGCGATCGGCTGCTGAAGCCGTTGGTCCCGATGATCGCGGGCACGCGCGGGACGTGGCAGGAGGAAGCCAACCGCGCGAAGTTCCTCGCGATGTGGGGCGTCAACAAGATCGCGCCCGTCTATTTGCGCGCGCTGGGTGAATTTTTCGGACCGGCCCACCGGGCCCGTCTCGATGCCTGGGCATCGCAATGCGAGGCGGCGCGCAGCGACGCCGAGCTCGAGGCAATCGCTCGGGCCGCTCTGGCCGATCTGGCCGATCTGGCCGATCTGGCCGCTCGGGCCGCTCGGGCCGCTCTGGCCGATCTGGCCGCTCGGGCCGATCTGGCCGCTCGGGCCGCTCTGGCCGATCTGGCCGCTCGGGCCGATCTGGCCGCTCTGGCCGATCTGGCCGATCTGGCCGCTCGGGCCGCTCGGGCCGCTCGGGCCGCTCGGGCCGCTCTGGCCGATCTGGCCGCTCGGGCCGCTCGGGCCGCTCTGGCCGATCTGGCCGATCTGGCCGCTCGGGCCGCTCGGGCCGATCTGGCCGATCTGGCCGCTCGGGCCGCTCGGGCCGCTCTGGCCGATCTGGCCGATCTGGCCGCTCGGGCCGATCTGGCCGCTCGGGCCGCTCTGGCTCGCGATCAGGTTCTCGAACTGATGGTCGAGGGCCTTCGCCAGGCCATCCTGATCGGCCCGCACGAGGGCTTCGATGTGATCGTCGATCTCCACGCGCGCCATCAGGCGCTGCGCGAACTGGTCGCCGCGTGATCGATCTCTTTACCTGGTCGGCCGAAGCGCATGCGGCCGTCTCGGATCGGCGGGGCTTCGCCCCGCCGATCCAGCGCCGCTGCGCGGCGGATTCGATGTGGGCGCCGAGGCAACCCTCTCGGCCTCGACGCCTTCATCGCACCCGCCGCAAGAACAACCGGACACCGAAGGGCGCTGTCTATGTCGGCCGCCCGACGATATGGGGCAATCCATTCGCCGATCGCGCGAAGATCGGCCACAAGCGCAGCGTCATCCTCTTTTCCGCCTGGCTGCGCGGCGACTGTTCGCCCCGGGTGTTGAAGGCAGCGGGCTTCACCCGCGCCGAAATAGCGACACTCGAACGCCGCCGCGCTGTCCTGCTCGAACGGCTCCCCCGGCTTGCGGGCAAGGATCTGCAATGCTGGTGCCCGACCAGTTCGGAATGGTGCCACGCCGATGTGCTGCTCGAGATCGCCAACGCCAGCCAAAGGGGCTGTGCATGACGCCGCAACCCGTCTCGATCCGACAGCCCGAGATCGATGCGCTCGTCGCCGGATCGATGACCGTACTGATCCGCCCGATCGGGCGCCTCGCCTCGGCCGAGCACGGCGCCCTGCTGTGGGTGCGCGAGCCCTTCCACCTGCCCAAGGCGCTCGACGTCCACAAGCCGACGCGCGCCGTCGCGCTCGGCGCGACCCCGATCTTCGCCACCGACCATTCGCCGGCCTGGTTCGCCCACCATTGCGCGCGCACCGTCGGCCGACGCCGCATGGCGCGCGAGATGCCGAAAGCATGGCACCGCCAGCATCTGCGCGTCATCGCGATCGAACAGCTGCCGCTGCACGACGTCGCCACGGTGGATCTGCGCACCGCGGGCTGGCGCAGCCGCAGCGCCTTCGAGATCCGCTGGGACGCCGACGCCCGCTTCGGCGGCTACCGCGGCAACGAGGCCAATCTCTACACCGCCAACCCGCAGGTGCTGCGGATCGTCTTCGAACGCATCGCCGCGCCGCTGCCAAAAGAGGAGTGAAAGATGCGCCGTCCGCCCACCGCTCACACCGTTCCCTGCCCCATCTGCGGCCACCGCTTCCGCGGCAGGAAGGGGCTGCGGGATCACGACAGCGTCGTGCATCGGACATCCGCGCTTCGTCGCCCTGCCCCCCGCACCTTGGAGACCTTTGCATGATTCCGCCGTACCCCCTGACGTGGCCGGACGGCCTGCCCCGCACCGAAAAAAAGGTGTCGAGTCAGTTTCGGACGTCGCTCTCCGCGGCGATTGCGAACGTGAAGAAGTCGCTGGCTGCTTTCGCGAGCGATACCAACAAGGCCGTCACCGAGATCGCCGTGACTAGCAACGTAGCGGGAATAACGTTCGAGCCGCCGACCGATACTGGTGTGGCCGTCTGGTTCGACTGGGAGGGGCAGCAGCGGTGCATCGCCGTCGACCGCTATCCGAAGGTCGAGGACAATCTCCAGGCAATCCACCACATCCTCGAAGCGCGCCGCACCGAGATGCGGCATGGTGGCCTCCACATCGTGCGACAGACATTCAAGGGGTTCGTAGCGTTGCCGGCGCCCGAAGGCGCGCGACCGTGGCGCGACGTACTCGGACTCGTCGGCGCCATGGGATCGATCACCCCGGCAGACGTGAAGGCGGCCTATCGCACCAAGGCGCAGGAAGCCGATCCCGATAAGCCAGGCGGCAGCAAGGATCGAATGAACGAGCTGACGCGCGCGCGCGACGAAGCGCTGGCGGCGATCCAATGAGCGCCCCGGCCCCGCCCGGCCGCATCCTCGGTATCGCCGATGTGCAGCGCGAGACGAGTTTCAGCCGCACGACGATCTGGCGCCGCATCCGCGACGGCAATTTCCCGAAGCCGATTCCGCTCGGCGGTCGCCGAGTCGGCTGGCCCGAGCGCGAGATCGAGGCGTGGAAGGCGAAACTGATCGCCTCCAGCCACTGATTATCGATGCCCCGTCCCCCGACAAAGAGGGGGCACCGTACGGGGCACCAAATAGCCGATCCGAAACAGAAACAACACAATCTTAGGGGGTTATCAATGCTTTCCACATCCTGCCCGGGGAGCCACTTTCTTGTTTCACAAGCTTTCATAGGGTTCCGAAACCCTTGCTTTTACGGGGTTTCCCGAGGCAAGGATGTTTCATGTTG